ATAATCAACACTAATATTAGATATCATAGTAGGTTTCATTATTAATGTATCAACACCAGTAATTATAGGTATACATACGTTAGGATATCCTAAGAATGCTCTACCTCCGGCGCCATTAATGGCTTTATAGTATGGTAGAGAGTTTTTTTTCAGCTTGTTAATAATTTTTCTTAGTATGGTTGTTTCTCCTGTAGTTCTTGGAGATAATATCCAATTCCAAGTGTAAGTTTTTATATCTACACCTTCAAAAGTTAATGCAGCATATGGGTTAAACGTTGCACCAACCCCGGCTTCAATACCTCCCTGTGCGCTTTGAAGCCCAACTGCTGTAAGAAGTGATTTAGCAGCTTTGGCAACCACGGTTGAAAGTATCTTATCGGTGTTCGCTTCCTTAAGCGACTTTTGAACGCCTCTCGCAATTTCTTCGAGACTACCAGCAGTAAGCTTTTGCATCGATTTTGCAAGAACATTACCACCACTCCCAAGTTCTGTGCCAGCAAGTTTTAAACTTGTACTATCCAACAACTGTTCTGGTATGGGCAAATATATCGAATCAATTATCTTAGCATCCGCACTTTTTACAGTTTTAATACCACCAGCAGGACCAGTCTCTCTTTCAATATAAGAATACTTTTTAAATAGCAAAAGCGTGCCAACATTTCCTAATGTTTCAGGAAACTGGATCTGATCAGTTACGCTTTCTTGTTTGCGTGCATTCTTGATCTGATTTGGTGAGCTAGGTACAGTCATCCATTCAACCTTTATAAATACTTGTTTACAGCTATTTAATCTATTTATAACGAAAAAAAAAATACTATGGCGTATAGGGGAAAATTTAAACCATCTAATCCTACTAAATATAAGGGCGACTATACGAAAATAGTGTATAGAAGTCTGTGGGAATTGAAGTTTATGAGAAGGTGCGATAGTCAACATGATATCATTCAATGGTCATCTGAAGAAATAGTTGTGCCGTATCGTAGCTTAATAGATGGTAAAAAACATAGATATTTTCCAGATTTTTGGATAAAAAAACTAAATAGAGATGTGATACTTGTTGAAATTAAACCAATGAATCAATCAGTACCACCACAAAAAAAGTCTAAGGTGTCTAAGAGATACCTCGAAGAAGTAAAAACATGGGGCACGAACTTATCAAAGTGGCGTGCTGCCCAAGAATATTGTGATGATAGGGGTTGGACTTTTATGGTTCTAACCGAAAAAGGAGAGGCAAGAAGTTGGCGGCAATATTTGACGAACTCTTATTAAGAGGTGTGAAGAAGGGACAAATCCCTGCTCGCACACAAGACGCACGAGAATGGTATCGTACCGCTGCTAGAAAGTCTGGTTCGCATGTACCAGCAAAACTCGTAAGGTCTGGATCAAACGACCCAAGCAGAGGTCGCTCGCAGATTCGTGTGGGTGATATGTATCTATATCACTACGAACCAAAGCACAAGAAAACACTACCTTATTATGATAGATTTCCTCTCGTATTTCCTTTTAAGAAAGTTCCAAAAGGTTGGCTAGGCATCAACATGCACTATCTACCTTTACCTCTTCGTGCAAAGTTAATGGACAATCTATACTCTTTAGCATCAAATCGAAAATATAATGAGACAACAAGGTTGCGTATGAACTATGATATGTTGAATGGAGCAGCGAAGTTTAGATTATTCAAGCCTACAATTCATCGCTATTTGGTTCATCATGTAGAATCTAAAATGGTCTATATCAATCCATCTGAATGGGACATAGCGCTGTTTCTACCATTAGAAAGATTTTATGAAAACAAAAGTCGTATCAAAAAAGGTCAGGTCTACAAAGACTCTAGAGCAATGCTTAAAGGAAGTTAATAATGGCATTTAACGTAGCAGATTTCAGAGCGCAAGTATCTAACTCTAAGTTTGGGGGACTTGCGCTTGCAAATAAGTTCGTCGTAAGAATTACACCACCTTCTAGGGTATTTGCTGGTGATGCCTTTCCCAAAATGGAACAATTGACTTTCTTCTGTAATACGTCAAATTTGCCAGGAAAGACTATCAACACATTTGATCATAAACCATATGCATTTGGTCAAGTAAACAAAATGCCAATTTCAAGGACGAATGATTCGTTAACAACATCATTCTTTTCAGATTCGAATTATTTGATAATGGCGTTCTTTCAGCAATGGTTAAACTTCATCGTACAAGATGGCGGTGAAGTTTTTAATAATAGAGGATACAGAGAAATTGGATACAAAGACCATTATGCTACTACCATAGAAATTATTGGATATGACTATGATAGTCAAGAGAAAGTAACGTATACTTTATATGAAGCATACCCAACTCAGATTGGTGCAGTACAAATGGGATGGGAGCAAAATGATACTTTGATTCAAATTCCTATCGAGTTTACATATGATGATATGAAAGTATCGACAACATCATCAGTTAGCGTCTCTAAACCTAGAACGCCTGTAGGCCTATTCACTCGAATTGCACAAGCAGCATCTATTGTTGGAGTCATAAATACACTTAAGACACCTCGAAATATACAAGATTTGATTAATCAAGGAACAACACTTCGAAGGCTGCAAAGAGGCCTCGGAGTATTTTAATAGAGTGATTTAAAATATGGCATTACCTAAAATTGATACGCCTATCTTTACATTGAAACTACCATCATCTGACGGTAAAAAAAATATAAAGTTTAGACCATTTACTGTCAAAGAAGAAAAAATTCTATTGATGGCAGCACAAAGTAAAGGCGAAGATGATGATGAAACTTTAGACTCCATCAAACAGGTCATTAACAACTGCTTACATACAAAAATTAATATTGACGAGTTACCAACATATGATATTGAATATATCTTTGTTAATTTGAGAGCTAAGTCTGTCAATAATTTGATTGAGTTGACATTAACTGATGATGTTGATGATCAAACATATGATGTTTCTATTAATATCGATGACATTGAAGTTGTTTTTGATAAAGAACATAACTATATCATTAAGTTAAACGATAACGTTTCAATTATGTTAAAAGACCCAAACTATGACATAGTGCAAAAGATATCATCTTATAAGCAAGATGATGAAGGTATGATGGAAATGGTTATCTCTAGTATCGATAAGGTGTTAGTAAGCGACGACGAAGTTTTATTAATGAAAGACCATACAAGAAAAGAACAAGAAGAGTTTGTAAATTCATTATCTTCTCAAAACATGCGTGAGGTTGAAAAATTCTTGACTACCATTCCAAAGCTCACGCATACAGTTGAATACACAAGAGAAGATGGCACAAAGGTTGAAAAGATAATTGAAGGTATGCAAAGTTTTTTTACTTGATGATGATCCATAATAATATCTCAAATTATTATAAGGTCATCTTTTCTCTAGTCCAACATCATAAATATTCTATAACTGAGATTGAAAATTTAATACCTTTTGAACGTGACTTATATGTTGAAATGCTTATTGATCATATTGAAGAACAAAATGCAAAACAACAACAAGGATAAAGTCAAGTGTCTGAGGAAGAAACGAACACCGTCACCATTGACGCATCAGCTTTGCCTGGTATTGATGCGAATGGTGACGGGCATGTATCATCAGAAGAGATGGATATGTATCTTGAGTTTAAGCGTAAAGAGTTAGAAGACGCTGATGCTCGTAGAGATGCTATGAGGCAAATGACTTGGTTTGCTTTATTCGGAATGCTTCTCTATCCGTTTAGTATCTTCTTCACTTCGTTATTTGGCGTTGACAAAGCAGCAGTGATTATTGGTAACATTGCTCCAACATACTTCGTAGCAATCTCTGCGCTTGTTGCTGCTTACTTTGGTGCTAATGCATACAGTGATAAGAAGGGCAGTAAGCCAACAGGAAAACCATCAACACCTGTTAAGAAATAACTTATTCTAAACATCATTAGCTATAACGCTATTATACATATGTTTGAGAAAAAAGTCAATAGGAAAATAGAAGAAAATGGCCGAAACAACATTAAATGACGTAATCGACACAATGAGAAATGAAGAGCAGTTGACTCGTAGTTCGAGCGCTGACTCTTTTAAATCGGCCATTGGTGAAATAAAGGGCGTTCGTTCAGACTTTAAGGGGTTCTTCAACAACTTTGGCGGTGCGCTTGAAAGTCTAGGCAGCACTCAAAAAGACTTTAGCGAGATGATGAAATCTAATTTTGAGAAGCAACAAGAAGCATTAGCTAGTCAGCAACGAGAAGATTCATTAGAAAATACTCCAAAGCCTGTCAACACAGATGATAGTAAAGGAGCCATATCTAAACTATTAAAATCGATTAAGGGAATGATTCCTAAAAAGACTCCTGGTTTGATAGGTCTATTGTTTGGGGGAGCGGCGGCAACTCTTCTATTTTTCCCGGAATGGGTAAAAGAGAATATTATAAACCCACTTATAGATGTTATCGATGTACTTCTCGACCCCGATATTGAACCAAAAACACTATTGGGAAAGATCACGAAAGGTATAGGCACAGTTTTTACATGGCTAAATGATAACATTCACCCAAAAGCTGGATGGATTGTTGGTGGCATTGCTGCGGCAGCGATACTAACACCAGGGTTTTTAAAACTTTTTGGTGGACTCTTAGCCGTGATTGGAAGCTTTGCGATGGCTCACCCAGTTATCACTGCTGCGACACTTGCAGTTTATGGTCTGATCAAAGCTTTTGATTTTTTTAAAGCCCTTGCAATCAAGAATGAACTTGAAATTGCGAAAAAATTTAAAGCTAGATATGATAACGCCAAAAATGATGATGATAAGAGAGCGATTGCCCTAGAAGCTGCCTCCCTAAGAAACCGGCTCGTTGGCAGCCCTGAGATTAAAGATATATACGATGAGATCGCAAAAACTTCCAAACCGCTGTTTAATGCCGCAGCGGACGCAGCCAAGACTAAATTTATGGACGCAGAAAAAGCGTCCATAACGGCTGATACGAAATACAAACGACTGCTGAAAAGCGGCACTAGCAGCGACTCTCGTGCAGCGCTAGCGGCGGAGAAGACTAAAAAACAACGTGACGAGGCCCGAAATGATTGGATTAAGGCTACGTCTGCGCAGTTCGTAGCGGCTTTTGCGAAGGTTAACGATAGACCCCAACTTCTAAATGAATATAAAAAACAATTCGCTAGTGCCGAGGATTCGGCTAGAAGTATGTTTAATAGAGTGCCTGGAGAGTTGGGGAAAGTTATGACAGCTATCACAAGCAAACTTGCGAAAGTAGTCAAAGATAAGTCCAAGTCCACTAACCTCCCCCCGGATCGGAATGCCGAAAAGCTTTTGACCGCGGAACTGTTGAGGAATTCTGATAGGGCATACTTAATGCGTATAGATGATCATCTATATATAGATGATTCGGAAAACGGTTTGACACCGGCACTAGTGCCGGCAAATACCCCGCTAGCCGAAAAGAACCTCACACCACCGCCCAAAGAGCCACCACCTGTAGATGATCCGGAAGAGCACATGCGCCTCACGGACGACGAGATCCGTGACCAGATTTTGAATGCCCAAAAGAACGTCGCCGCCATGAAAGCCAAAGCAAAACTTGAGCAGGTCAACCAAATGCAGTACCATGATCAGACTGGCGGCGCCCCTATTATCACCACTCTTTCACCAGTTAATAATAATGCTGATAATCGTCAGGTGACTAATAATATTACCAATAATGAATACACCATCCACTCAGCCATGGCAGCCCTGGGCTGGTGGGACAAGCCAGTCACAGCCCAGTAGTGAGTAGCACATAAAAAAAGGGAGAGCTAAAAGCTCCCCCTCTTCTATTAGTCTTCGGCTAACTTCTTGAAGAACGATAAACTATCATCCTCCGCATCATCAACTGTATCCACAGCCCACGAAGGCGATGAAGCTTCAGTCTTGCGCTCTGGAGCAGTCGCTTCTTTGAACTGAGGCTTGAAGTTCAACACAGTCGGCTCGTCTTCCTCTGCGGTCGTTTTGGGTGCATGTGAACCGCCATCAAGAGCTAGTACCCGATAGAGTTTAGTCTTCAGGTCAGTGTAGCTCTTGAAATTCTTAGGATCAACGAGTTCCTGTAAAGAGTGCTGTGACTTCCAGATACGCTCCAACTCTACATCCAGATGGGGTCCCGCACGCCATTCCTCATCAGTGAGTAGAGGAGTAGCAGAAGCGAAATCAGAACGATCATAGTTACGATATCCTTCTACGTTACGAATCTTGAGATTGAAGTTTGCACCTTCCCAAAAGTCAAAAGGATTAATAGGAGTCTCATCTTCAAACTGAGGGTTCATAGCTTCGTTCAGTTTGTCGAAAATCTTCTTACCATACTGATAGAGAAATACTTTACCTTCATTCGAAGGATTAGCAGAGTCTTTTACAATACGTACATTAGAGAAGTATTTCAGCCGACGCTTCTGTTTACGAGCAATATCCTTATCAGAATCAACACCAGAGTTCCAGAGCGTAGAGTTGTACTCAGACACTGGGTCTTCTTGGCCAATTGATGTAAGCGAGTTCTCAATGTACCAACCACCAGGGCCTTGAAAGCCGTGGTCCCAGAGACGAACGAAAGGCATATCTTCGCCGTCTGGTGCTGGTAGAAAGCGTAGTACAGCGTAGCCATTACCAGCCTTATCAACTTGTGGCTTCCAGATACGGTCATCACCGTATGACTGCTTTGCTGAAGAGCCGTTCAACTTCTGGAGTTGAGCGTTTAGTTTATCAAAAGAATTCTTTTGAGTTTTCATTTGCTCGAATGATGTCATTTGTATTTTCCTAGTATTGCGATTTATCCAAAACGGTCAAGTAATGCTTGTTTCATTACTGACCTATCATATTGTAGAAACGGTTTATATTTACTACTCTTAGAGTATACAACTTCCCAGATGATTTGTAAAGCTATTTTTGAATTCCAATGCTTAAAAATATCTAGAACGTCGTCGAGTATAATCAGCGATTCCAGTGAAAAACGACCAGATAGAACTTCGTTTAACAATGGTGGGTGCTGACCATCTACCACTTTAAAGTTAGAGTCAAAATCTTCGTCTAATGTTCGTATCTCCTGCTTGAAGTGATATGATAGTGATTGAATTTTCTTCGACCACTGCTTATATATAGCGTCACTTTCATTGTTTAGTAGGTCTCCAACCCATAACTTTTTGTCAGAGTTGACCATGTTAGCAACGATATAATTCTTATAATCATTATGTTTTGATAACTTATAGAACTGAAACTTATCCTTTCGAATCTCAAACGACTGAGGAGAAGCGTTCACTTTGCCGTTATACTTGAAGTAGTCATACGACGAGTTGAAGTGCCTCTGTAGTGCTAGATACGCAATGTAAGTCTCGTATGCGTCTCTGGTCGAGTATGTGCTCATACAGGCAGCTTTGCAGTCCTTTCCATTAGACGAAGGTCTTCAGCTTCATCTTGAATGCGAGATTTGAGATTTGAGTTTTTGCGAATGATATCACCTAGTGCTTCAATTTCAATATCATTCTTTTGTGCGTACTCCAAAACAGCATCCATATAATTGCTGTCTGGCTCTTTTGCGAGTTTATGAACATAAGTCACGAACTCCTCATACTGTAATTTTAGCGTCATGGCAATCGTTCCTTATAATTCATGATTGATGT